CCCAGCGACCTCAGTGGCTGGCGGCAGCCTTGTCGAGAGTGCGGCGAGTGGCCTGAATGTCGCGGCCGCTCTCAATTTCGCACGGACGGCGCTGACCGCCATCGCGTACGGCGCGGCGGTGCTCGGCTCGGCGGTGACCACGGCCGTCGGCTGGTACACGGCTGCGAAGAATTTCGTTGGCGACGCGCGGAACCTATTCCGGCTTCTGACAAACCTGCCGGGTGACTTTGGCCGATTTGCCGGCAGCGCCACGGTGCCGACGTTCAGCAAGTTTCCGAGCTCGTCCGTCGATACGAGTGGCGCGACCGTCGAAAGCCTCACACAAGCGGCAACTCTTGCGCGCGCGAATCTCGACACAGCTTCCGCGGCGCTCGACTCGGCGGCGAGAAATCTGGACGCGTCGACAATCGACGACTTCACCGCCGCGGTGCAGGGCGTTACGAGTGCGATGCTGGCGGCGACGCCGGATCCCGCTGATTCGATGCGCTTGCTGACGTCGTTGGCGGGCTACGAGCCGAGCGGCGCGACAACGGCATCGACAATCGGCACTGCAATGGCGACGATGCAATCAGCGTGCTCCGATCTCTTCCGGCGCTCGACCATCGCTTCGATTGCAGTGGCAGCATCGAATTACGAGCCAACGTCGAGTGACGATGCGGCACGCGTGCGCAGTCAAGTGCTCGATCTAATCGACGCTGAGATGACTGTATCGGGCGATCAAGGCGACGATGAGACGTATGAGGCTCTCCGATCCCTGCGCCAAGCTGTTGTGTCAGATCTGAATCAGCGCGGCGCGAGTCTGCCGGCCATGCGGACCTTCGCGTTCGCGACGCCGTTGCCGTCTCTGACGCTCGCGAATCGCATCTATCGCGACGCGTCGCGAGCGGATGAGCTGGTCGCGCAAGCAGATCCGGTGCATCCCGCGTTCTTTCCTACAAGCTTCAAGGCACTGGCTACCTGATTCATGGCAAACAACCTGACGATCGTTATCTCCGCGCTCGACAGGACGGGGGCGGGTTTCGCTTCGGCGAACCGGAACCTTCGTGCCATCGATCAGGCGATGATGCGCACGACGCGCTCTTCGCAGCGCATGACGGCAGTGCAAAGCTTCGTCACCGGAGCGACGCGCGCAAGCGCGCTCAGCGGCGCATTGCTCGCTGGCGTTGTAGGCGCAGCCGCGCTCGTCACGTCGAAGATCCTTTCGATCGAATCGGCTTGGGCAAACACCGTGCGCAGCGTCAGCAACAAATCGCTGACCCTCGGTATCGATGCCAAGCAGCTGTTCGGCATCCAGAATGCGGCAAAGTCGGTCGGCGTGAGTGCCGAGCAGGCGACGTCTTCGGTCGAGGGCGTGACGCGCGGGTACTACGAGTCGACGCAAGGTCGCGATCCGCAGAAGCGGATGATCTATCAGGCGTACGGCATCAACGGGCTTGACGAGCGCGGCCAGTTCAGTTCCGAGCGTCTGCTCGAGCAGATCGCTGCGGCCGGCGAGAGCGTGAACAGCCGGAACGGTCCGCTCGCGCGTCATCGCCTGTTTGAAGCGCTCGACGCTGGGGGCTTGGAAGATCTGCTCAACAAGGGCGCCGGCGGTGTGCGTGACCGCTACGCGCGCGGCGTTGCGCTCGCACCCAGCGAGGACGATATTCGTCACGCGAACGACTACGCCGAGGCTATGGCGAGGCTCGACGCGCAGTTCGACAAGACGAAGCAGACGATACTCGGTGGCCTCGCTCCGGCGCTGACGAGCTTTCTGGAGGGCGTCGAGCGCGTCATCGCGCGCGTGAACGGGCAGGACTATGTGCCGACGCGCTGGAACGGCAGCAGCTATGTTTCCGCGTCGTCGCCGGACGCCCCGCCTGCAGCCAACCTCGGCGATCGCACGATCGATGGGCTTGAAAAGTTCGGCAACTTCTTGCGCGGCAACGGCGCGCGCACCAATGCGCAAGTCGGTGCGGAGCCAAACAAGAACGTTCCCTATGCGATCGATTACTTTCAGCGCCGCGGAATGACTCGTGCGGCGGCGATCGGAATGACGGCAAGTCTTCTGCACGAAAGCCAGCTCGACCCGTTCGCCGAGGGAGACAACGGAAAGGCATACGGCGCGGCGCAATGGCACGCCGATCGCGCGGCAGGATTCGAAAAATTTGCCGGTCACTCGCTGCGCACGTCTACGCTTGATGAGCAGCTCGCCTACGTGATGCAAGAGCTTTATCACGGTGGGCCTCAGGAGCAGCGGGCGGGCGCCATGCTTGAAATGGCCAAGACGCCGGAAGAGGCAGCGCGGATCGCATCGCTTTTGTATGAGAGGCCGGCTGGCGGGGCTGCGGAGGCAGATCGGCGGGCGGCCACAGCAAGCCGCATCGCCGGGCTGTACTCGAGTGGACAAGCGCCAAGCGCGTCACAGCAAGACTCGGCACCAACGCGTTCGGATGGCGAGCTTCGCGTGAAGGTAGAACTTGGCAACCTGCCGAAGGGCTCTCGCGCTGAAGTAACGGGCACGCCGAACGTGAAATCGACGGTGGAGCGTGGCTCGACCGGCTCAACTAGTCAATTCGCGCTCGGGGCGACGTACTGATGAATTCGCTCGTTGTGACGCTGCCGGAGTCGAAAATCTCGATCACCGGATGGACGGCTGCGCGCGTGACGCGCTCGATTGAAAGTTGCACGGGATCATTCGTGCTGGAAATGACGGAGCGCTTTCCTGCTGAGGTCGACGAAACATCGCTGATCGGTGGTGCGCCAATTCAGATCGCGATCGATGCTGACAATCTGTTGCTGACGGGGTATGTCGATACAGTCGAATACATCATCACGCCGCACGAGCATATGGTTCGCGCGACGGGGCGTGGACGGTGTCAGGATTTGATCGACTGCAGTGCGCCGGTCTACAGCATTTTGGCGAACAGCCGTATTGATGCCGTCTGTCGCGACCTTGTCAAGAAATTTAAGATTGAGGTCGTGGTCACGGCGAGTCTCCAGGCGGTGATCGACGACCTGCCGACGATTCCATTTCAGCTTATATCCATCACAGAGACGCCGTGGGAAGTGATCGAACGATGCTGCCGGTATAGCGGTGTTCTCGCGTTCGAGCTTGAAGACGGATCGCTGTGCCTTGCGATGGCAGGCGATGACTTAGGCTCGACGGGACTTGAGCTCGGCAAAAACGTCGAATCTGCTGTGTCTGTGAAGAGTTCGCTCGGCAGATTTTCAAGCGTCTCCGGCGTCTTGACCAACTACAACAACGCGACGGACATCGGCGTGAATCTGTTGCCGGAATACACAGCGTTCGATCGCGGCGTGAAGCGGTGGCGCACGAAGTACATCGTGTCAGAGCAGCCCGCGTCAGACCGAACATATCTTCAGCGTCGTGTGGATTGGCAAGTCGCACGCGCGTACGGTATGTCCCGTCAGGTTCGAGTGCTGGTCGACAGTTGGCTCGATGCAAGCGGATCACCGTGGTACTTGAATTACCAGGTGCCGGTGACGATGCCACTGCTGAAGATTCCAGAGAAGACTCTGCTGCTTATAACTGAGACGACGTTCATTCTTGACGAGCACGGAACACATACCGAGTTGTTGCTCGCTCCGCGGCAGGCATTTCTACCCGAGCCGCTCGTACTGCAACGCATTGATCCGGACATCGCTCCGGAATAGGGATTTCGATGCATGACGCACTGAACTCGCTGGCGCGGCGGATTCGTCTGTTCATGAGCCGTGCGGTGATCTCGTTCGTCGACGACACGCGAACGGTCCAGTACATGCAGGCGAGGATCAACGCGCTTGAGACGGTCGGTGACATTCCGCGCTACGTCGAGTACGGGCTGTCATCGAATCCGCCGCTCGGCTCTGAGGCTCTGATCGTTTTCGGCAATGGTGAACGCACGAACGGCATCGTCATCGCCACCTCGAACGCCAAGTATCGCGTCACCGCGCTGGCGAGCGGCGAGGTTGTGGTGCACGACAACACGGGCCAAAAAGTCTATCTCTCGCAGGCTGGCATGGTGCTCGATGGCGGCGGAAAGCCGGTCACGATTACGAACACACCCGAGATTGATGCGGACACTCCGTTGCTCAAGTGCAGGGGCGACATCCTCGACAACTACGAGACGAACACGCGGACAGTGGCCGGGATGCGCACTGTCGCCAATTTGCACACGCATCCGATCGTAAACGTGCAGGCCGGCGGCAGCACGATCAACACGCAACCGCCGACACAGCCGGAGTAACACATGTCCGACATCAGCATCGTCTGGGATGCCGCGAACAGCCGCGGCGATTGGCAGCAACTCGGTCCCGATCTGCTGACCGGAAACGATCTACAAACTGCAGTGCTGCTGAGCCTCTTCACCGATCGCGCGGCGAACGCCGATGACGTCATTCCTGATGGCACCGATGATGCCCGCGGCTGGTGGGGCGACCTCGACGAGGACAGCCCAATCGGCTCGCGCCTATGGCTGCTGGATAGGTCGAAGCAGACGCAAGAAGTTCTCAACAACGCGCGCGACTACATCGTCGAGGCGTTGCAATGGCTCGTTGATGACGGCGTCGTCGCAAGCATGGATGTTCAGACGGAATGGACGCGCGACACGTTTCTCGGCGCGCAGATCACGCTCTATCAACCGGCCGGGCCCAGCGTCTCTCTGACGTACGCATGGGCGTGGCAACAGCTCACCTGACATGCCATTCCAACGTAAAACGCTCTCCACCTTGATCAGCGAGGTGGCGGCCGACATTAACTCGGCCTTGCAGGGTGCTGATGCAACGCTGCGCCGTACCGTCTTGAAGGTGGTCGGAAAGGTGCAGGCGGGAATGTCTAACCTGCAGATGGGGTATCTCGACTGGATTGCCAAGCAGGCGGTTCCGTTCACCGCGGAAGACGAATCTCTGGAAGGTTGGGCGGCGCTCAAAAAGGTCTATCGCAAGGCCGCGACGCCAGCGCAGTTGACGGCTTCCTTCGCTGGCGTCACGGGAACCGTTCTGAATGCCGGAACGCAGGTCGTGCGCAGTGATGGCGCGACATACACGACGGGCGCAACCGCGACGGTCGACGGGACTGGTTCTCTGGCCGTGACGATCGTCGCAACATCGGCAGGCTCAGCAGGCAACGCCGATCCGGGCACGGCCATCGCCCTCGGCGTTGCGGTGTCGGGATTGCAGTCGTCGGGAACTATCACGGGCACAGTCGCATCTGGCTCAGACATCGAAGATAACGACGATCTGCGCACGCGAATGCTCGCCGCGTACCAGAACACACCGCAAGGCGGCGACCTCAACGACTATGTCGGATGGGCGCTCGCCGTGCCCGGCGTCTCGCGTGCATGGTGCGCGCCGAACGGTTTCGGCGCCGGCACTGTTGTGATCTACACGATGTGGGACTCGGCCGAAGCTTCCCACAACGGCTTTCCGCAGGGAACGAATGGCTGCTCGCAGTACGACAAGGGCCCAGGCGGCACGCCACGCGGCACAGTGGCAACCGGTGATCAACTTGTTGTCGCCGACACCATCGTCAACGAACAGCCGGTCACCGCGCTCGTTTATTCGTGTGCGCCCGTCGCGAACAACCTGACGTTCACTCTGTCGGGGCTGACGGGCACGTCGACTGCGACGCGCGCGGCGATCTCCGCAGCAATCTCGGACGTCCTGTTTCGGAATGGCGATCCTCGTGCTGGGACGATCAATCGATCGGACATCGAATCCGCGATCGCCTCTGTGTCCGGTACGAGCGGCTTCGTCATCACGCTTGTACAGGGCGTCGTTGGTGTGACGACAACGACCTATCCGGGAAACATCACGAGCGGCTTCGGTCAGCTGCCGGTGCTCGCCGGCGTGAACTACGTTTGAGGCGTCCATGCTTGCACCGAACTTCAAGGCGGCGGATTTTCTCGTCGCGATGCAGGCGTTGTTGCCCCGTGGCCGCGTATGGCCGCGTGATCCGGATAGTGTCCAAGCGAAGGTCCTTTCGGGGCTCGCGCCGTCGTACGAACGCCAGACCGCCCGCGCAAACTATCTCTTGGTCGACTCGTTCCCCGCGACG